AGCGCAGAGAACGTCGGGGCGTGGGCGTCACTTCATCGCGTTCAGCAGTTCCGCTTCTTTGGCATTCCGGGCCGTCAGGCTTACCGGGAACTGCGCCTGCTTGCCGGTCAGGCGCTGAGAAATCAGAGCGATAAAAAAGCAGGTGCGCCCGTGCTTGAAAACGCGCAGCTGGACGCCGTGCTGGCCGCAGCAGATGTGGGCTGCTTTGCCACCTACATCATGAAACAGGGCGGCGTACTGGTTCCACGTAAACATCACCTCGTCAGAACTGCTTACGAGCTTAACGACGAGCCAACCCCTTACGGCGATCACGGCACCCGCATTTATGGCATCTGGTCCCCGTTAGTGGCGGGCCGTATCTGCACGCACGCCACAAAGTGGAAGATGGTCCGTAAGGCCGTTGACATTCAGGAGGCGACAGCCGACCAGGGCGCTAGCGCCCCTTGGACTCGTGGCAATAACTGTCCCCCTGATGAAAAACTGAACATTTCAGGGGGCATTCCGGTATCTGTTGAACCTATAGAGCCGGTTGAAACGCCTCTGTATGGTCCGGCAGATTTCGACAACATGACCAGAAAACAGCGCCGGGAACTGCTGGCGCGTCTCCGGGTGGTGAAGCCGCGCCAGAAAAAAAGTTATAAGCAGGAAATTGACGACGATCAGCGGGCGCTTTTGGTTGCGGAGTTGCAGGTAAGAGGATTTACAGGTGAGGAAATGGAAATAAACCTGCTTCTGGCCGGTGGCAGTATCAATTCTGGCGCGGGCATGAGAATTTTTTACCGGAACGGGCGGCTGCAGGAAGACGATAAGTGGCGTCAATGGATCTGAACTAATTATGCTGGCACAAGCGAAGCCGCTAACGGCAGGTTGTAAACGCTTTATCCAGTCAAAATAACAGCTTGGAATCACTGGAAATCGCAGTTTTCATTTTCAGATTAGGACCGATTGAAGGAAAAAACATTTCACATTTCTTAACGCATCTACTACTGTATGGTTATACAGTCTTTAGAGTAAAGGGAGGGGTAGATGGACACTCAAGATTTGGCACCGATAAACCGTAAGATGGCTTGCGTTCAGTTCATTGCAGAGGTGTCGCTTATAGCGAATTGCAAGCCATCCGATATGAAATTAGCAATGAGTATCATTGCAGAGCTAGCACATTCAAGCTGTGAGAATGTCCCTGAAGATGAAATTTTTTACGCCGCTGAATAACTGAGGGATCGTTATGCGTATTGAAATCATGATTAATAAACAACAAAAAATCAGTCAGGACATTCTTGCTGCACTTGAGGCTGAGCTTTACAGAAATTTCCTGCCGGTTTACCCCGATACTACTATTCGCATTCGGGAAGGTAGCGCCAGCGGCGTTACGTTGAGCGGAGTCAGGCAGGACGATGATAAAAAGAATGTTATGGATATTCTGCAGGCAGTATGGGAAGACGACAGCTGGCAGTATCAACACTGATAACGTTGCTGGCGCCAAAATTCACTTTTGGCTCTGGCAAGGTTGAACAACGAGCATTGCGAGGCGTTAGGCGATGGCCGGAAGCGATTCAAATTTTCAGGTAGTTTACCGGGGCGAAAGCCTGACTGATTATGCGCCTGGCGGATTGGTTTTCTTTCAGCGGCCAAAAGAGAACGGCGGCGGCTTCTGGTTAGGCCGGACTTATGATTATCTTTTCTGGCTTGAGATTTCTGCCCCTGTCTCTCTTTCGCAGGGTCTGCTTTATCTGCAGGCGATGAAAAATTCTGTCCAGGTTGAAACGAAATTTACCACGCCAGATAACAATCTAACCCTGTTCTGACACTGTGCGCGTGAGTGCATGTCTATGCTGCATGAATCCGCATGATCCCAAAAGGATCGTTTACCCTCCGGCCCGCCAGTACTGGCGGGCTTTTGTTTATGTCATGCACCTGCATGAAAACCACTCCATAAAGCGGGCAGGCGTGGCGGGGCTACGAGCGCGCGCCCGACCAATGTCTATGTAGCTTTAGGAGCAAGAAGAAATAATTTGCTTGAACTAACAAAGCAACTTATGACAGTGTTGATAAGATTATTCTTAATTGTTAAGGAAGGTTCATGGAGAGCACCAATCCCAAAGTCTTTGTCTCATACAGCTGGTCAACCCCTGAGCATGAAAGCTTCGTTATAGGATTAGCTGAGGATCTTGTTCAATCTGGCGTAAACGTGATCATAGATAAATGGAATCTTCTAAACGGTCAAGACTCATTAAGCTTCATGGAAAGTATGATAAATGATACATCCATTGAAAAAGTTCTTATTATTAGCGATAAAGTATATGCAGATAAAGCTAATAACAGAGCCGGAGGGGTTGGTACTGAAACACAAATAATCTCGCCTGAAATTTATGATTCAGCTACTCAAACAAAATTCGTAATGGTTACCACGCAGAAAGATGAAAATGGTCGCCATTATGTGCCAACTTTCTATAAAGGTAGAATATTTATTGACATGACTGATGCAAATCTTTATTCAGATGGTTTGGAGAAAGTGCTGCGTTGGATATATGACAAACCTGTTCATAAGAAACCTGAGATTGGCAAGAGGCCTTCATTCTTAGACGAAATTCCAGAAGCATCTCTTGGAACGTCGAGCTTTTGCATGCGAACTACTGATGCTATCAGAAGCGGCAAAACTACCACCTTAGGATGTTTTGATGAATACCTTTCAACACTTTCTACAAATCTTGAAAGGCTTAGGTTCTCTTTTGATAATACTGATGAAGAGTCAGATATTAAATTCCTTAAAAATATAGATTCTTTCCTTCCTTCCAGAAACGAATTTGTAAACTTAGTTGATCTCATAACAAGGTATAATTTGGGTGCAGAGTTTGCTAAAAGGCTTCATGCTTTCTTCCAGGCTGCTATGAGTTACTACTATACTCCAGAATCTATTAATTCTTCCACTGATTGGGATTATGACAACTATAAATTTATAGTATGTGAGTTATATCTTTACACTGTGGCGCTTTATTTGAAGCATGAAAGATTTTCTGAATGCTCTATTTTATTTGAGAAATATTATGTTCCTCAAAGATCACGCTATGGCAATGAGCCACTAACCCCCTTTTCAAATATAAACCAACATATAAGTATACTGGAATGGAGAAATAAAAAGCATAATCTAAGGAGGCTTTCGTTACATGCTGACCTCTTAAAAGATCGTTGCTCTGCAATGCCAGTAAATTTTACTGAAGTAAACCAAGCTGACTTTCTTTGCTATTTGAAAGCAATGACAGAGAAAGGAGATGATTATGGTTACTGGTGGCCTAACACACTTTTATATGCTCGCACTAGACACCCATTTGAAATTTTTGCGAAAGCTATCGATTTAGATTACTTCCAAAAAATAAAACCTTTAATTGGTATTTCAACTGCGCAAGAGTTTTTCGACTGGATGCTCGCTGTCGAGAAATCTGATCGCGTCCCGCGCTGGCAACATGAAAGAATATCTCCATTAAGATTGAGTAATGCTCAGGCTATTTCACAAGCCAAGTGAATTTATGAATAACAGAGGCGTATCAATGATACGTCTCTGTATTTTTTTAGTTTTCTTCAAAAGAATATTTAGAGAATTTGATAACATCTTCATCTAACCATTCATTTAACTCTAAAAAACGCTTTTGTAATGGTATCAGCTCATTACGCACAAACACCTTGCTGGCCTTCTCAATGTCGCCAAATCCCCCGGTGTTGTTCGGGATGATCCCCATCAACTGAGGCGGCACCCTATGCACGGCCAGCATGTCGTCTCGGCTCACGTTTTTAATGTTCAGGAATTCATCCTTCGCCGCTACCTCTGACAGAGGGATGATCTGGATGCCGTCCTTCTTCCCGTTCGGGCTGTACATAAACAGGTTACGGAAGTTGCCTGGGCCCTTCGCACTTTTCATGGCTCCGCGGATATTGTCCACGTCCTGCTGGCTCTGCGCCGGGTCGGTCATGTACATGATGAAACCGGCATGGCTGCCGTTAAGGTAATACTTGCGGCGGAACAGCGTAGCCGACTCGTTCAGCAGCGCCGACGGGATGGCCGACAGATAGCCCGGCAGGCCGTAAATCTCCTGATTGATGTCCGGCTCCATCAGGTGAAACACGCTCCCTTTCGCAAACTCATACGGCTCCGTGTTAATGCCATAGTGCGCATACCAGTATGTATCCAGGTCGAGGCCGCGCCGGGTGAACTTTGCCAGCGACGGCTCCAGCTTCAGCACGTTACCGAGGCGGCTGGTCCGCTTCTCCAGGTAGGCATTGCCGAAAATCAGGTAATCCAGCGCAAAGCGGCTGAACGCCTGCTGACTCAGTAGCGGATGCGGGATAAAGGTACTCGCCAGAATATTGCACTTCACGCTGATGGGCGAGCTGTGATGCACAGCGGCGCGGAACGTGCGCGCCAGCCCGTCAACGCTTACGGGCGGTTCATACCAGCGATCATTGATAACACACTCCACGTAGTCCAGCAGTTCGCGGCGGTCCAGCACCGGGATCGGGTCGCCAAAGGTAAACGCCTCCGACGCTGCCCCGCTGGTCATGTTATCCGGCTGCGGCACGGGCTGCGTGCGGGTGCGGTTCCTGCGTTTGCTCATCAGTAAATCTCCACAATGTTCTGCGTGTGTGCCGCCTGTCCCTGCAGCGGCTCGTTTGCCAGCGCGTGCATGGTCGCCCAGGCTAAATCGCCGTGGCTGACTTCTTCGCTGCGGCTGGTTTCATAGGTCGGACGGTTGCCGCTGGCCGTGGTGGCCTTGCGGATAGACATGAATGACTGCGCGATGTCGAGGTGGCTGGCGTCAAACTCCAGCCGCCCGCTGGCGATGGTGTCGTAAGCCTTCAGCACCAGGGCGTTCTTCACGTTCGGGTTATAAACAAACTCCTTCACCTGCGGGAAAAACGCTTTGACGTTTTCATACACGCCCAGCCCGACGCCTGTCGAGTCGATGCCGATATAGGTGACGTTATACTGCTGCGTCAGCGTCCTGATGGCGTCAGCCTGCGCCCGGAAGTCCATCCCGCGCCACTGGTGGCGCTCAAGGATGCGGAACTTACCGCCCGGCACGGCAGGCGGTGCCATGACCACACATCCGGCACTGTCGCCGTTCTGCGTGCCCTTCGCAGGATCATAGCCGATCCATACCTCTTTCCAGCCGAACGGCCGCAGCGCCAGCGCTTCAAAGTCAGTCCAGACTTCCCAGCTGTCCACCATGCACTTCTGCAGCATGGCCAGCTGGAACACCGACGCCAGATCGTCCATGAATACGCACATCAGCAGGTTCTGATAGTCCTCCGGGCTGTAGCGCGTGCGCAGCTGCTCCAGGTCAAACAGGTCACAGCCGCCACGCACCGCATCTTCAACCGTGACGATCTGGCGAAACTGGCCGTCTTCGCAGAGGCGCCCGGCGGCCAGTGACTGATGGCTGAGGTCGATATCAACCCTGTCCGCTTTGGCCCGGCCCTTGTTGAACTGCGAACCGGACCAGAACGGATAGGCGCTGTGCGTGAGGCTGGACGGGGTGGAAAAGTAGGTTTCGCGCCACTTCTTGTGCAGCGCCATGCCGGACGCCACTTTCTGCAGTTCCTGAAACTTCGGGATCCAGAAATATTCATCCAGGTACAGATTGCCGTGATAGCTCTGCGCGGTGCGGGCGTTGGTGCCTAAGAAGTACAGGCACGCGCCGTTGCTGAGCGTCATCGGGTCGCCCTTCAGGTCTACGTCCACCTCGCGGGCAAACTCAATAATGTACTGCTTGAAGACGTGCGCCTGCGCCTTACTGGCTGACAGGAAAATCTGATTGCGCCCGGTGGTCAGCGCATCGATCAGCGCCTCGCGGGCAAAAAAGAAGGTCGCCCCGATCTGGCGCGACTTCAGCAGGTTGCGTACCGAATATTTATTACCGGCTTCCCACCACTGGCGCTGATAGCCGAACATCGAGCCGTGGAAAACCTCCTGCAGCTTCTCAATCTGTTCGTCGCTGAACATGTTTTTTTCCGGGGGCTTACGCGGGCCTTTGTTCCGGTTCTCCACGTTCGGGTTCAGGTCCGCTTCATTGCCGCCATTGCTGAATTTACCGATCCGGGCGTGGCGCTCGGACTGGCGCGCCAGCAGGTCGATTTCCTTAAAGTCCTTCCCTTCCTTCTGCTCCTTCATGATGAGCTGGCAGTAGCGTGCGGCGGTGGTCAGCTGCATCTGATCCAGCGGGCCATAGTCGCCCCACTTATCGCGCTTTTTCCAGCTGTGAACGGTTGCGGGTTTCTCTCCCAGCATTTCAGCAATGCGGGCGATGCGGTATCCCTGAAAGTACAGCAGTAAAGCCTGCCTGCGGGGATCGAGGTCGTCGGGGGCGGGTGTCATGTTCATGCAGCCAAAATACGGCCCCGCCGCTTCCTTTTCCGCCATCCCTCATTGTGTGGTTTCCCGCACAACGTCCGCGCGTTGTTTCGATACCCCTGCCGCCGCAACCATAGGGCCTCACAGAGTTTTACTGACCGGAGCCTGGACAATGGCAAAGAAAGCAAAGCGTTTTCGTATCGGGGTGGAAGGTGCCACCACGGACGGGCGCACCATCGAGCGCAGCTGGCTTGAACAGATGGCG